GCCCCATATTAGTTTTAGCCAAATCCTGAGCACTAGCCAAAGCAGTTTGGTATTGGCTCAAATCCCCAGCATTTTGTCTAGTCTGGTAGTCTAAAGTATTCTGGAACTTAGTCATCTGGTTGCCAAGTGCAGCATTACGCTGGGAGGCATTAAGAACTACATTAGAACCAGCATTTATAGAACTTGGGAGATTATTCATAGCAGATTGAGTAGCATTCACAGAGGCTAAGCTTTTTTGGTATTGGTTTCTCGCATCTTCAACCCCCTCAGTGCCTTTAGCTTGATTATATAAGTCAGAATAGTTTTGCTGGTTTTTATAGGCATCTCCATAAGCAGTTCTAGCCTCTCCAAGCTGTCCTTGCTGAGTGCCATATTCTCCTTCTTTACCAGCCACAACTCCTTTTTGCTCATTTATTTGGTCAATAAAATTATGCCCACTCTCGGCTGGTCCATTAGCAGTCCAGTCGCTTACAGGTTTAGAGCCAAAGTATTGAGTATAAGCCATATTTTTTCCTTTCTTATCCACGACTGGAAGTCTTTGTGGTTTCTTAATTATTATTATATCGCATTATCTAAAAAAATCAAAATTATCTTCCACTTTGCTGATACCAGTGGTAAGCCACTAGAGTATTAGCCATACTATTATTTATATTATCCATCCAAGCATTAGTATCAGCCCTCCTTTTATATGCCTCAGTTTGTTTGAGAGTTAGTTCAGTATTAAGAGCCTCTACATACCTATCTAACGCATTAGACATATTATTAAACCAGATAGTCTGGGCATTCTGATACTGCTGGTGTTGCCAATCTCTATAACCTCTTTCCCACTCCATTTTTTCAAGCTTAGCCTGAGTTAGTCTTTGTTGAGCTTGGCTATACTCATTCATAGCACTCACCCAAGCATTATTATAATCATTAAGCTTAGAGTATTGTCCAGCAATTTCAGCCTTAGCATAAGCAGACTGGCTTTCTCTAGCCTTCTTCCATACCTCCTCATAAGCAGAGCTTCTGGCCATTAGATTGTCTCTATAACCAACATATTTATCAGATAAAGCATTATATCTAGCTTCCCTCTGGCTCTGGGTCAGAACTCGGTTGGAAGAGGCATTTATAGAACTTGGGAGGGCATCCAAAGTACTCTCAGCTAAAGCCAAAGCTTTTTTACTTTTTTCATACTGCTCTTGATGTTCAGTAACTCCAAACTCACTCTCAGCCTTCATATAGACATCATTATATTTGCTCATAGTCCCATTAAAGGCATTGTATTCATCCTGAGCCTGCCCAGTAGCACTCCAAGATTTATCTTTCTCAGCTACTAAATTATCTATATTCTCTTGAGCCTCTCTAACTTTAGTAGCAAAGTCTTTATTATAGTAGCTCTCAGCTTTCGGTGGCTGATTATTCATATAGTATCTATATTGGCTATCCCAATAAGCACTCCCATTCATACAAAGTCCTCCAATCTATATGGTGCTAAGTATATAGTACAATCTAAGCTAGAGCCAGCATAAGATGTAGCACCCTTAATCCTATCATCTATATTGTGGGTAAAATTATACTGAGGGTAGGATTGAGAAGTATAAGAACTATACCATCTGCCTCTATAGTCCAACCAGTAGGTATTTCGGTATATTTTCACATATTTATCATCTATCTCTACTATGTATGGCCTATCAGCATTCCCGACATAAGAATTTGCCACCGTATAATCCTGCTTAATCGCCGAGACACATTCATCAGGTATAGTTATATCTCTTCTTACATTAGTGCCACCACCATTCAAGCTTCCTATACCGAAAAAGTAGTTCCCTATCGCAAGTTCAACAGGGTTATATGAAGTAGATACATACGAAGCTACCATTTGGCTTTTCACATTAGGCAAAATTGGTATATCCTGGACTGCCCTACCATTAAGAGTAAAGTTCCCACCAGAGGAGCTAGTATTCCCAGTTATAGTCTCAGTTTGGGTTATAGTACAGAGTACATTTATAGTTAAATCACCAGAGAATACAGCATATCCCATAGGTCTAAACTTATATCCGTGTTCATATTGGTATATTAGTTGCTTTTCGTGCCATCTATAGTCATTGTAGGCATAATAACTCCCACTTGGTATAACTGGTTCAGGTAAATCAGCGGTTTTATAATCTGGTTCATAGGTCTCAGTTATATGAATAGTCTTAAAGCTTCTACTTATATCGGCATACTTTGGACCAAATATCGGCCATTTAGAATTGACCGAGCCTAATCTCTTCTTATCATTTCTTTCATCATAAGTAGCAAATCCATAATCACTCATACTACAATCTCCTCATACTCAGGGCTTACCATAGGGCTTCTCATTATCACCATAGAAGAATACTCACTCCCATATGTACTTTGCCCTATATTCGTAAAGGCTACTCCATCACCAAATAAGCTCCCAGAACCCCCACCTATACCACCTGGAGAGACTGCTCTCACTGGCGTTTGGTCATCTCTATAATAAGGAGCATCATCTCCAAACCCAACTAGCCTATCCATACCACTAAAATCAGCATACCCGAATGGGTTGTTAAAACCATTATAAGCAACAGCCTCATACGGTTCTAGGCACTTATTATAATCCTCTAGCTTACTAAGAGGAGACCAAATAAGTCCCCCAGCTTCAGGAGCGACATCATCACCTATCTTCCATCTCCAGTTACTTGTCTCCTGCGTTTTTACAGCTTGTACTAACTTAGAGAACATATCAGACCTAAGACCTGGCACATTACTTCCAAACTTAGAGGTACTGTCTATGCCATAATCTTTTAGACTTCCAAAGAACTTTGTAGCTCCTTCGGTATATGGATAATCTACATCAGTAGTCAAATCCACAGATGTCAGTACTATATATTCAGCGATATTACTTATATCTTCACTTCTATAGAATGCTACAGGGTATCCCATATTGTGATGTAGCTTTTTATAAGTTATTCTTATCCAGTAAGTGCTATCTGAATCGTATCCAGTGTCAATCCTAGTTTCTAACCAGACATAATTTCTCCCTACAGATACATTTTTCGTTTCATACCCATACCCATAGGTTATCCCACTAGGCTCAGTAGTTCTCCATTCTCTATTAAGGCTATAATAATCTTTAAGCCACACATACCTAGTCTCTACATCTTTATTTAAGTCAATAACATTTGTAATTTGGATAATTGGCCACCCAGAATTAAACACAAGCTGGTTCTGAGCACAGTTATAAGCATCATACCCTGGGCGAGCTACTCTCACCCCATAATCGGCTCTATTTTTATATCTAGAGGTGTTACACTGTTTAAGGTCAAAAGCCATAATAACCTCCTAGAACTTTCCTTTACCATATCCCATCACCATCACTTTTCGGCCATTAGCATTCACTACCTGTATTTGCCCCCTAATCCTCTGGGTTCCTCTAAGTTGCCCAGTGGCCAAGTTACCAGTATCCACTCTCTTCTGATAAGAGTTATCCCCTATTTCTACATTATCTACTTTTCTAAATCCATACTCAGTTTTAGAGACTTTGCCCTGCCCAAGAGGTCTTATAACATCAGCTACTTTATCATTATACCCATAATCAGCACTACTTCCCATTATAGTTTAGCCTCCTCATTAAGCACTCTAATCTCAGCCGAGACTTGCTTTATCACAGGAGTTAGCAAGTCATTACCAGAAGTACCTACAAGACCGTATTGTAGCTCGTGAAAACGCTGGTTTATCTCGCAGGTGATATATCTATCGCCAGTAGTCGCAGTAGCTGGTCCTAGTACCCATTCTCCATCATCTATCCTATACATAGGTCGGACAGTAGTATCCTCAGGCAGAGGGTCAAAGTAAATACCTACCCTTAAAGCCAACTTCTCAAAAGCAGGGCTACCAGCATCATACTGTAGGCTCTTCCATAAGAAAGAAGTAGAAGTCCCACTATCATTATCTATAATAGCTAAAGCTACCCTAGTAGTAGTTATCGGTTCAGGGTCAGGTTCTTCTTCGGTAGGCTCAGGAGTAGTAGTAGTCTTTACCTCATAAGAATAGAATAAAGCATCATTAAAGTTATATACACAGCCAATCCTAAACTCCTGCTCATCAGAATTATATTGCTCTAGTGTCTCGGAAGTAGTAGCTCCTGGTATCTTGTAGTTATAAGTAAAGCAGTTCGGATAATTCTTATCTACACTCCCAAACGCATATATACCGTGTCGTATCGTATAAGCCGTAGTATGGCTCGGAAAGCCTATAAGTAGTATCTCCCTTCGTATAGTCATCATATTAGGATATACCTCAGTAACAGAGCTTCGGCCAGAGTATTCAGTATCAGTGCCTTTTAGAGTCCGTACCTTTACTAGCTCTTTGCCACCAGTATAAGCGTACAAAGCTCCAGCAATAATAATATACACTATATTGCCAAAGTTAAAGATGGACTTAGGAGAACCCATATTACAGTCAATATAGAAGTTCGGACCCTCAGTCTGCCTATCCCAGAAGTAAATCCTTCCAGCTTGAAAGCCCCTAGTAGAACCAGCAGAGTATTTTTCAGCACCAATCATTAAGTATTCATCAGAAGAACCAAAGCTACAGACCTCAAACCCATCATCAAGCCTAAGAGCATCTTGTATTAGCAAGGTGTCATCCACATAGTTTAGAGGAGAACTCTCTTTAGTTGCCACATATTTCCCATTGCCGATATACAATTTATCATACATCACCATAGGATGCTTTTTGTTAAATGTTTCGTGTAAAACATAAGCAGTAGAAGTTATATCAGCAGTTAGCCATAAACTATCTGCCACAGAGCTTCGCACCGTAAAGCCAGCAGAAGAAGCCACAATATGGATATGTAGCACAGCACCAGCCTCCAGAGTATCCCCAGCCCACGGAGTGCAGGAGAATTGGTTAGAGGGGCTAAGGTTATTTGCAGGGTTAGGTCTTACATCAAAAGAGGTATATCCAGAAGTAGAGACATCACTGGCATTTTTGGCAGAACTAGAAGCAACTATATTGTTATTTTCATCGTGTATTTCTAATCTTACAGTCCCAGTACCCTTAGCAGTAAAATATATCCCAATTTTAGCTATTGGTATTGCAGCAGGTAAGTAAAGTATTTTATCATCATCAGTTTCACTGACAGAAGTCTTGATAGTTACATTTTCAGTCCCATTAGACCTTCTTATATCTTCATCAGATTGGTATATAATCCTGTCTCCATCTTGTTGTATATGAATAGCAAAGTCAATATGCTCAGAGTGGTCCTCTAAGAACTCAAAGCTATTAGTAGCCCTTGCAGCTCCAGTAGGGTTAAGCACTCTACCATATGAGAAGAGTTTATGGCCTCCATCAGCCCACCAAAGCCCATCATCTATATCAGAGTTCTCAAGGCTAAAGCCAGAAGATGCAGCAGTAGTAGAGACAGCAGTTATAGCATTATCCTCATCTATCTTATATACTTTCCCCTTCTCATCTATCCCCCAGATATTACCATCTTTAGATTGTGTCATAGCAGTCATAAGACCTGTTATAACCCCACTATCAGGGAGAGTTCTGGCCATTGGCAATACGGTCATTTGAGAGGGGCTTTTTCGCACATCTAAGCATTCTCCGTCAGCATAGGAGTTTTCAATACCAATCTTATTATCAGTAGATAGACCACCATAAAATTCGGTATTCCCTACCAATCTAGAACCGTCATTGCCTACAGCCATTTTATTCTCCTTCCGTTAGTGTGCCCATCTTAAACACATCAGTTATATTTGGCACATTATATACACCTGGGTTAATTACCCCACCAGTAGTCTTAGAGCCATAAGTCTCTCGGTATTGGTCTAGAGCATCCTGGAAGAGAGTGCGATACATAGCAGAGCTATCAGTGTCCTTCCTCATAGCAAAGAACTTAAAGCAAGCATAATAAATTGCAGCTTCGTGGTATTCTTCAGGATAAGGAGGCACTTGTCCCATTGTAAAGCTAACACCATTACCACTTGGACCAAGATAATTATTGTCAATCTGCATTTTATTGGCATTTACCACCTTTTGGACTTTATACCAGTTCCCATCTTCAGCATCATTAGACTTAATCCAAAAGTTCTCGGTCATATAATCTTTGAATCCCCCTGGGAGACCTTCATTATCAGGGTTAGTTATATCAACACCTCCCTTTACTACATTAGCAGTAAAAGTAAAATCATCTATCCCCATATCACGGATACGAGGTTCATAGCCTACAATCAAGCCACCTTCTATATTTTCAGAAGGGCACGGATAAATCCCTATCTCATCATTACCTCTGATAAAATAATGTGTAGGGTAGGAAGTCCTAAATGGATATGAGTTAAGTTTATTCCACTCATATTCACTTTGTACCTCAGACAATGGGACAATTACATCACCATTCCCAGATGTCTTACACCTTACTGAGCTTACACGGTGCATATCAGAAGCGATTTGATAGTATTGCTTGTCAGCAGTTAAATCGGTGATTTTTTCTCTTCTAGTCCAAGCTCTTCTCGCAGCGTTTTCAAATAATTTATCGGCAGAGTTCAAGTTACTTATAATGATAGCCATCTCAGGCTCTTGGTAGTGGATGCCACAAAGTTTTGCAGCTTGCTCTTTCCTTTGAGTGAATGTTAGCATATTATTGTTCTCCTTATCTTTTATGATACCATTTTATTGTGTATCTTTCAATGGATAGTGCCATTTTTGGGGCTTTCCTTCTTTACTGCTAGACCAATTCACACTCTCTTTTTCATTTTCAGACCAATCATCCACAGGTTTATCACCTTCTTCCCAGCTTACAGCATCTTTATCTACTTCATCCCAATCTTCAGGTTCAGGAGTACCACTATACTCCCAATCCTCAGGTAACTTTTCAGGAGTAGCAACCCTAACAGTAACTCTTCCAGATATTTCAGCTATAGTTTGATTGCTAACAAACACTCTACCTTGTATCTCAGCCAAATTATCCTTTATAACATTCACCCTACCAGTTATAGTCTTATACGGAGTTGATGTTACAAAATATACTACAGTTTCCTCAGTATTATAAGTTCCTGATATTTTATACTCGGTAGATGAATCTAGATTATTCACAGTAACATTAGTATATTGGTGTGGTGGCAGATAATAGTTATTTTGATATACTAAAGTCCCTCCATCTACCTTAATCACACGAGCTGTCAAAGTTCTACCTACAGAGGTATTATTACCTAGCCTAAATCTTACATTGTATGTACTTACACTATCTATATTTATAAAGATGCTATTAGCCATTGTATTGACTCCCTCTTAGGGTTAGTATTCATCAAACCAAGTTTTCTTGAATACGATAATCTCTTGAGGATAAATCAAGCCTCTATCCACTATTTCATTTTCATCTGCCACTCTTTGAGCCAAACCATCATCACCGAATAGTTTATTACCCATATAACCATAGTCGCATAGGATTTGCCCTAGCGTATCCCCTTTAACGACAGTATGTGCATACTCTTCTTCTGGTTCTGGAGTAGGTTCTGGCTCTGGTTCAGGTTCCGGCTTAATATAGATGTTTGGTCTAAAAGCACCGATAAAATCACGAGTAGATAGATTAATGATATTCCCAGCTGCACCACCACCTTCACAAGGAGCACCACCTTGATTCTGGCCTAGCAAAGTAAAGTAGCCATTGTTATAGTAGCCCATAGCCATACCGATATGCCCCCATTCTCCACTACTATATACCGCAATATCACCTGGCTGGACTTGTGTAGCGTCCCAAATCATAGTAAAGTCATCACCAGCGTTAATCTGCCAGCATCCATCAGCAATAGTACCTTTTGCAGCACCAGTACCACAAGTATATAATGTATGCCCAGTGTAGTTAATGAAATACGCTGCCATACTGTCCCAGCATTGTGCTCCAAAATACCCATCAACATCTATGCAGACCCCTAATGTTTGATTAGCAAAAGCCTGTGGGCTTGAAATATCAAGTACTGGTACATAAGCACCACGACCACATTCTTCACCTTCTGGACAATTTTCATTATTGACCTCTGTAACTGGACCATTGGCCTCTACAGCTTCTACTGTTTTTATCTCTTCCCCATCGGATTTAATCTCTCCTTGACCATATTCTATACCATCAAGACCAGTAGTTAAGTCTGGCACTGTGGTCTCTTCAGAATAAGTGATAGTAGCACTGGTCTTTCCATTTTCAATGTTAATGCTTATGGAAGCACCAGTAATGGCTGCAGCTAAAAGAGCAACTCCTCCCACGATACAGCCAACAATTTTTTTGTTCATCTTGAACTCCTTTCTTAAGGTTTATATAATCTATTATATCGCAAAGCAGTCTATTTGACAATTAAGTTAGTTCTCAGTGTATCTTACACTAAGAGTAACAGAGCCACTATCACCAGCATTCGCATCACCACTTACTTGTACTTGCGTAGCTATATATTGTGTATAGCAGGAAGAGGTCTGAGAAGAGGCAGGGGACACATCATTCGGCCCAGAAGTGCTAAGTAGTACAGTAGCTCCAGATGCTATAGAGGTAGTAGAAGTTATATCAGAAGCTCCCACAATATCAGCATCCGTAGGAGTTTCATAATCAGAAGTTACTTTACCCATTAGAACAAACCCATCCCCTAAAGAGCCTCCAGTATGGGCAAACTTCACATTCGCAATTTGGGTAAATGTGCCGGTGAATTTAAGATAGATATACTTGATAAAGGAGTTCTCCCCAGCTACTACAGGAGCAGTTGTTCTTGGCACAGTGGGGCTATCCACACTTTTCCAGTCGCAAGAGCTAATAGAACTCTCCACACCACCAGCAGGGCTACCAGTAGCCTCACCATTTTGTTCATACCAGTTTGCAATAGCAGGCATAATTTCTCCTTATATCATTATAGTTCGCATCTTTATTATATCACGGTTATCACTTTTTTACGACAGTTGCCTTTATCATCCAGACCTTGATAGCCTAAAGCATAGCTCACAACTCGTGGCTTACCGAATACACCATTTTCAATAGTAGTTTCCATATTTCTATAGTATATTATCCTAACATTCCGTAGAGGTCGTTTTTCACGGTGTAGCAGAGTGTGTTTATTATTTCCCCATCTCCCCTCCTCATCAGAGTAAATAATAGGACACCAAGCCCTAGTTAAATCTACAGTATAGACTTTATCCTCTCCCACCAGTTCAAAGCTTATCAGTTCCCCAGAGTGGCCATTAAAATAGTTTTGGAAGTCCCTAAAAGAGCTTGGGTTCCACTCGGCCTCAGGGTCATATCTAGAGTATTTATCTTCAGGGTGCTGTACAATGCTCATCTTTAAGAAGTTGGCTCTCCATAGATACTTAAAATTGCTTTTCACTAATTTTCTCACCCTTATTCTCCTTTATAGCTTCTAAATACTTACCATAAGTATTCTCGGCATAATTAAGTTTATCTTTAATATCTTTGAGCCTATTCTCTAAATCTTCCACCTCCCTCAGTAGCCCTCTCTTTTTTTCGGCCAGCTCTTCAAACTCATCAGATAAAGAGAGCAGGGCGTTATTACCCTGCTCTACAGCACTATCTATTTGATTTTGAGTAGCCTTCAAAAGCCTCTGGAGTTCGGCCAGCTCGTTCTTTTTTGGTTCTAGCAAACTATTTAGCTTTTGGCTTTTCATCCACCAATCCTAAGTCCTTCTCTACTTCTTTTTTCACATCTTTTTCTTCTTCAGGTTCATTAGGGTCATAGATACCCACAAAAGCCTTATCCACAAAGTCAGACTGGTCTTTAGGAGAGTTCATCATAACTCCCATCTTGCCAGAGTATTCTTCAGCAATATATTGCTTATAGAACCTCACTAGACCCACATAAGCCTCCCAGCCTGGAACAATTACGGTCTGGTCTGGCTCAAGCACTCTAGTTTTTTGTTCGCCCTGCCATACCCTACGAGTAAATTCGTTAGGTTGCTCTAGCCTAAAGGTTTTATGGTCGGAATATACCCAACCAGTTCTCCTCTTAGTAAAGTTCTTAATTTTTACTAGGTCATCAGCCCCAAACCTCTCGTGTAGTAAATCTACCATCAGTTTCTTAGAGCCATCAGTAGTAGAAGGGGTACTCCCAGCTAGAAGCTGTGCCTCAAAGTCTTTAATATCATTCGCCATTTTTTATCTCCTTTTAGTCCATATCATTTAATACGGCATCAAGCACATCTTCGGTACTCATACCAGTTTTATAATAGTGAGGTCGGTTATCATCATCTCCATTCACAGCAGAAGAGGTAGATTTAGAGTTACCAGCTACCTTCTTAGCTATATTCCTACGCTCAATATCGCCCTTAGCCTCTTTTTTTACAAACTCTTCAGGGTGTTCAGCCTTATAAAGCATCAAACTATCCCTCACAGACAAGTTAGTTCCTCCCTGAGCCCTCATAGCCCTATAATTTAGGACTTTATTTATTAGAGTAACAGCAGGGTCATTATCAAACTCTTTAGAGCCATATTTAGCTTTAGGAGAAGGCAATTCTCCAGACTTTTGTAGCCCATCTATCTCAGATATAACCTTCTGAGCCTCAGCCCTATCAGCACTAGCCTTTTGCTCTCTCTCAGCACGAGCCTCTAAAGCTTGCTTAAATTGAGTGGCCCTATTCTCTTGAGCCTGAAGGTCATTCTGGAACTTCATCATAGCCTTCTGGTCCTTAAACTCAAATCCATCAGGCAACTGGTCAGGGGTCTTTACTTGGACTACTCCCCTCTTCCCCTCAGCCACCAGATATGGAAGAGCATTATAGATAACCTTATTCTCTTCAGGCAACTCATTCCAGACTTCTTCACTAATCTCTTTAGGGCGAGCCAAAAGCTTATCCATCTGAGCTTGCCTATCACTCTCAAACTTAGTCTCTTCTTCAGTTTTAGCCTTAGCATAGCCACGCTTTTTAGCTAATTCTTCAAACTCCTCATCGCTAAGTTCTTTCTTTTCTTCTCCAGCTTTTTCATCAGCTTCTTCCTCAGAGCCTTCCTCTTCCTTCTCGCTCTTCTCTCCATCCTCTCCATTGTCATTGGAGACATCCTCTTCATTTTTATTTTCATCAGTATCCTCAGAGGGTTCTTCAGTAACCTCTCCCTCCTTTTTATCCTCATCACCAGCAGGTTCAGAGTTTTCTTTTAGTTGGTCTTGGGCTTCTAGAGCTTCCAGAGCTTCTAAGCCTACATCACCTAAGTCATCATTCATTGGGCTGTAGCCTCCTATATTAAATTGTTAATACTTATATTATATCGCACTTAAGCCAATATCGCAAATTAGTATTTATAAGCCTCTACTTTAAGAAGGGCAGGTAGGTTAGGGTCATTAGCAGTAACCTTAATAAAGGTTTTTTCATTATAGGTATCAGCTCCAGCCAGAGCATTAAGCTGTGCTATCAGCGTACTATCTGTGATTTGGGTATCGGTGGCAGTGGCAAGCTGATAATAAAGAATTAGGTTAGTTGCATCCATTGAATCTTTCATCTCCTGCACGGTGCTAGCGTCAATATTCTTGACTCTAAGTGCGTTACCACCACCGGAATTAAAGTTCAGGGCATAACTCATATTTGCTACGAGTGGGTCAAAAGATGTATTGTAAGCCGTCTGCCCAACTTGCTGATAGGAATTGCAAAAAGATAAAATATCATTATCAGACTTTTTATAACCCTCCCAAGTAGTTGGCAATACGATATTGAATCGACCATCACCTGTCTGTTGTGCTACCGTCATGCCTGGCGTTGTGCCGGTCAATATACCTTTCCCTATCTCTTTATGAACATACCAATCATCACCACTCTTATAAATATAATCTTGGTAAGTGCCAATTTTAGTCAGTTCGATAGAGCCGAGGTCAATGGTAAAGGTTTGGCTGGTATAGGGCTCGTAGGTGGTTGGAGTTGAACCTTGTTCAAGTTGTGCTTTTATAGTAAAATTACTAAACACATTTGTGTTTGCTGTATAGACGGCGACAGATTTGATGTATTCATCATTATCTAACTCAATCGAAATCTCCACTACTCCATTTATAATCGACGCTCTATTTTTCAAAATCGTTTGTTTGTTGGTATATGTAACAGTGTTAATCGCTCCTGTTCCGGATGGTATATTTTCATAATAAATCTTTATCGTATAATTACCACCAAACCCAGTCATTTTGAAGTCTCTTGCATTAGAATAGGATGTAGGAAGATACTGAGAAATATATGAGCAGTTGTTTAAATAGAATGTCGTTTCCGTGCCATTAGTATTTGAATCGACTGTAATTGATTGGTCTTTTGCTATAACTGTGTTATTCCCCCTTGTTCCAGTAGCATCTTGGATGTCAAACAAGTTTTTCCCATGTACATTCACCGTCTGTGTGCCAGTTACAACATTAACCGATTGTGGGTATTCTGGGTTCGGTGATGGGATGCCACCCGTGTATGGTTGGTACACGAAAGTTTGAGGGGTAACTGTAGTATCTGCAAGTAAAGACAAACGAAAAGTTACTGAACCGCTCTGTCCTGCGTTGAATATTAACAAAGTTCTAAGAGAGTGTGTAACATCAGTGAAGTCAGCCTTAGTTTTTGAGATATGTGTATAAGTAGTGTTGGCAGTTAAATCAGCAATGGTATTTGTCCAATCTGCAGTAAATTGGCCTGAGTTATGACCGGTAACAGGAGCCAAAAAACCTGAACCACTTTTAGATTGTACTTCTAATACAACATTATAATTAGTGTCTGTTGACAATGGTAAAGCATTTGTATAATACTGAATATAAACCGTGGAAGAACCAGCAGAGTTGTCATAAGTTGCAGTGACCCATCCATCGCTGCCCACCGTGATGTTTGGATTGACTAAAGTAGTGTCAGCATAATCATAAAGGTTAGCACCACTATAAGTCTGTTGGAATGTGTCACCATAAGCCTTCACATCTATAATCTTCCCAGCAGAAGTATCCAACTCTATATCAGAACTAGGTGTTTCGTTAGAAGTATGTGGTGCGTCCATAGTAGAAAGATAAAACTCTTCATTATTCACAGGATATTCAGGTCTTCCAAATCTATAAGAGACTAGGTATTTTAGATACCCTACAATTCGCACATCATAAGGGTCTTTAATCTCTTCAGGGTAGGTATCAGTAACACCAGCCAAGTAAGCCACCAGAGCCTCTTCATCGCACAGCATCTCTGGAACACTTGCATATGGCATATAATCGGTTGGAGCAGGGTTATCTTCAAGCTGAACTCTAAACTTATAATTATTAAAAACCAGATTTTGGTTCGCATAAATTACTAAGCAAGAAGCTTTTGAAGTAGTAGAAAAAACAGTGTTTTGGTCATTAGACTGAAAATACCACTGGGTTATAGCTGCACTACCACTTGAACCATACAACCTTAGAGCAGTAGCTGATGCAGGAGCAGAACCACTTACATATCTTAATGATATACATTTGCCATCTACATCATCAGTGATATCTTGATTAACCCAAGCAGTTGAGACATAACTACTTTCTTCAAGACCATTAGATAACTTTATCGTGACAGCACCAGTGGTATGCCCATTCAAAGTTATAGTCCCATCTTCACCAACTGTTATATCAAGCCCTCTATAAGAGATTTTACCTGGAAGAATTGGCATCAAGTTCTTCCCTTCCTCACTTCTTTTAACTGGGAAGTAATCCACTAATCCAGCCCAGTAAGCCAACCAGCCGTCAAAGTGCAGATATGGCTCATATAACACAGGTTTTAGCTCGCTCTCTTCCAAATACCCAGCTTTATAGGCTAAATAAGCCTCAGTAGTCGTATTTGCTTTAGGGTCAGGTGCATTCATTTTATCTCCTTTCTTTTATCCTAACAAACCACTTAAAGTTCCACTATTTATAGGCATTTCTTCAGGAGCAGGAGCAGGCTCAGCCATTTGCTGGTCCATCAGCATCTCTCCTGGACTTCCTCCTCCCATCATACCACCAGCAGGCTGTGGTTGGCCTTGAGGAGGCATCATTCCTTCAGGGGGCATAGCATTAGGGTCTCCAGCCATTGGGGTCGGTTGCTGGACTTCAGGCACTTCAGGAGTTATCGGCATATTAGGGTCAAGTAATAGCCCCTGCATACTGGCCTCTTGTAGCTTTACTCTTTGCGATAATAGATAAACTTCTTCTTGAATATGAGCTACCATAGCCTTTTGTCTATCAGGGTCGGCATATAAGAACTTATCAGTCGTAATTTGGGTTCGGTGGGCAAGGATATGTTCAGCATCCACATCATCGTGCCCCTTCACATCCTCTCCATTCATAATACAAGCAAAGTCAATATAAGCCTGTCGGTTCTGCATCTCAGCTCGCACATCAGCACTTACACTCTCAGGAGACATCTTAAACTTTACTAGAGTATCATATCGGCTCTCAGCATTCTTCATACCTAAGTCCTTAAAGAGGTTATATGGGTCAATTAAGCCAAGTTGAGCTAAGTTCATAGCAATTTGCTCTTCACGGTTCTTATCTTTCTTCTGAGTAGTACCGTGTTCTACTTTCACCCACGCAACATCAGGTATCTTTTCTCGGCTAAGCTCTACAAACACAAACTTCCCATCATTATCACGACAAGCAAACTTCTTAGCATCTTTATACCAAACCTTCATCATTTGGACTAATAGCTTGTAGTAATCATCAAGCCCACGCTCAATAGAACGAATAATCTCATCTTGCCTACCACCAGCTTGGTCTCTCATCATCTTTGCTTCACCTAAGGTATTAGCACCACCTCTATCCTGAGCACCCCTAAATTGGCTTGGAGTACCCATAATCTCGTGAATAGCATTCTTAATATCCTGCTTATCATTCAAAACATAGTTAGGCAAGAGGTGAGGAGTAATCTCTCCAAAGGCACTATTCACAGGCTGGTCTCCCTGTGTCTGTAGTAGAAGTATCTGGTTTGGGTCTCTCGTGATATTTTCAGCCTCATCAGAGCTAATAGCCCCAGACTTAAAGACTAGAATAGAGTTAGCAGTATCAGCATTCTCCATTATTTGCCTACCACGCTTATTCAACGCATCCTGTAGAGGGATAGCCTGTTCAAATGGGCTAGTCTCATCTATCATATGAGCACCAGAGTTCATATAATTAAAGAATATATAAGGCTTCATAGGGCGAGGCAAGAAGTTCGTAATTTGTACTCCATCCCCATCATACAAGTAATTAGGATTTTTAGCTTTCCCAAGTAGTAAGTTCCCTACATACCACGCAACACATTCAGTCTCTCCCTCATCAGTAACTTCGGTAAACCATACCTCCTTATAAGCATAGACAGAACTCTCCAGCTTAGAGCTAGAACGAACTCTACCAATCTCTCGCATAAAGGCATCTTTTTTCTCAGGGAAGAGGTTAAATATTTGCTGTACAGTAGCAGTGCAAGTCTCGCAGATAAATAGTGGGTTCTCTCCAAGTCGGCAGGATTTATCTACAACTATATTCTCAGGCTCTACAACTCTAGGAACAATATCTTGAGCTACTTCATCCCAGTAAAGCTTCAGCACACCGACATATTTTAGATACATACTTCGCTCAATCTTATTTATTTTCTCCCCAAGCTTAAACTTCTCACTATGGACATTCAAGCCCCACTCTAGGCTCTCGGCCATCACTTTACTCTGAGTAGTATCATCTTCAGGCAAAACCTCTGCAGAAGGGTCGCTACTGGTCGTGTAAGCAGTGATAGTCTCAGTAGCAATAAATAACTCATTCTGAATATAAGGTATCTGGTATGAGTATAATTTATCCTCATCCAACTGTATGCCCTTCCAGTATCGCATATTCTTTTTTCTTCGTTCTTGTAGGTTATAGCCTTTAGGGTCATCCCAGAAGGTCTTAGCATCATTTTCCCATCTCTTGAAGTTCTCAATCAGCTCCTTATCAGGAACATCAAGAGCCAGCACAGGCAGTTCATCTACTAAGCCAGTCTCTTCAGGGTGTTCAAAGTTATTTTCCATAGTGATAAAGTCTCCTTATCAACTATTATATCGCATATATCAAAAAAACGCTATACCTTATTAGAACTGGGGTAAAGTTGGAATAAGATTTTTTATATTCAAGTTTAGAGCCTATTTCTGGAATAAGAACTTATAAACACAATCACAGCCCCTACATTTATGCTCCATCACCTTCATACCAGACACCATTTCGTGATGTTGCTCAGGGTCAAAGCCATCTCCAAAGACTATAGACTTCACATCAGCATTTATCTTACATAGCATTCGGCTACAATGGACACATCTAATCTCCCTTAGCTCAGGGAGGTCATCTTCATAAAGCATAATAGATATTGGTTTCGGAGTTTTCATAAGCTTATTATACCACAAAAAGCCACCTTTTCGGTGGCCTTCCATTATTTTTTCTTCTTTTTACCACAGCCTGGCATAGTATCCTCCTCCATTACATTGTATCACACTCGGAAGTTTCCTCTATAGCGCAGGTCTCATATGCAGCTTTATTAAGCACCAAAGAAGAAGATTAAACCAATTACTAATCCGAAAAGTGCAGCCCCCAGCATTCCTTTAGTGTTTTCACTCATTTTATCCTCCTTTATTATAAGTAATTATCATCTTCACCATTGTCTATATACTCTTTGGCAGAGCTTAAAGTCAAAGCATTATTCTTTAGCTCCCCATCTTTATATATATCGTAGGTAAAGTTCAGTCGTGGGTCGGACTCCCCCAAGTCCGTAGCCACCTTTTTAATAATATATCCGTGATACTTCATTATTCAGCCTCGTTTATTAGTCAAACATATGGTAGTAAAAGTCATACCAGCCATTCATAAAGCTCTCAATAGCATTCTTAGTCTTTAGGTTAATACTAGCCCAAGTTCTAGCTAATTTATTAGCCCAAGCGTGGTCGCACTCACCAAGAGCATTATCGTGCTTTACACTCTCATTATAGAGAGCTACATAAGTGTTGTAGTATTTATCCGTTGCTTTCATAGGTTCTCCTTTCTCGTTGTTATTACCTATACTATGAGTATATCACAGGCTTATGGCATTGTCAAGCGATTTATTAAACTTTTTTTACTTTTTTTATATATCGTTTTCCACATATAAAGCCAGTTACTATCTAGTTTTCCAGTCTCCCCTATCCTTCTTTTGCTTTTTAAGAATATCGGCTACATCAAGCCCAATATCCTTGTAAGTAGTATCGCCAGCCACTATTCCTACCATAGGCTTGCCTACTAGCTCAGACTTATGGACCAGCTCGCCATCTTTTCTCTCGGCCAGCCATCTCAAGCCATAGCTCCAGCCATCATAAGGGTTAGTCAATTCGTGGTCGGTATGGGTGTCAATCTCTTCCTTCTTCTCTTCATCATATACCAAGTTCGGTAAAGCTCTAATAAGGTTAGAGCATCTTCGGAAGATTTTAGCACATTCAGGTTTCATCATCAGATATTTATGAGTAGCCTGTTGCCTAATCATTCTAGAGCCTCCCTCTCTCCCCATCTTCTTCATAATCGGTTGCTTATCAGGAGGGAGTTTATTTATCCATTCTTGTATATCATCTATCGGAGAGCTAAAGCCATTCTTATTATCCTCCATATCATCAGGGAAGATAAAGTAGTCAATCCGTTGCTCACTATCATTCAGGTAATTATACAGCTCCTCTCCCCATTCAGAGGCTAGTTTCTTATTCCCATACATCTCGTGGTATGTTACAGGTCGGCCATCAAGTAAAGCAGTAAAGTATATAGCAGTATTATCACTATATCCCCAGTCCATAGATATAATCTTCACAGCATCATTAAACTCTTCAGTAGTAGTTCCAATATCAGCGAAGTTATTTATGATATGCTTATCCCTATCAAACTCAGTAAAGACTTGGCCAGCGAATACACTCCAGTCTCCGTGCCTCCAAGCCTCGTATAACGCCGTGTCCGTAGCTTTAAGACCTTCAAGCATATTCACATAGGCAGGGTCATTCTTGGTCAATATAGGGTTATCATCTACCGTAGCAGGCACAAATATCCTATATACCTCCTGCCCTTCCTTCGCCATAGCATTCTCTTCTTTATCAAAAATCTCATTCCAAATAGTGAGCCTCTTCTCTCCATCTTCAGTCTCCCACTCGTATCGGTGTTGCCACCACTTACACTTATCATCTTCATAAAGAATATCGCCATTATCCAACTCGGTCTTAGTATATTCCCCATCTCTAAGGTCTATCGGCTCTACAAATCTCTTCTTCACCCAGCCCATTCCTACACCACCTGGATTCGCAGTCAATATCATCTGGGGGAATAGCTCTGGATAAATAGAACGACAGCTAGACATAATCTGCTTATATAATAGCTCAGAGGGTATCTGTGTAAGCTCCTCAATAAATATCCTAGAAAATTGCTGGCCCTGATACTGGATATAAGAGCCTAAGTCGTGTAGATGCCCTCCCTGCACTACAGCTCCCTTAGTATTCTGGGAGTTCTTGCCAAATCTCAGCACCATAGGGTTTCTTCTAACTTGGACATCAAAGCATTGGTAAGCCTCCTCGCACCTTGCCTCATAATCAGCCAAGTCTCTAGCATTCCTACGGAGAACCAGTCCTCTATAATGAGGGTTTTGTAATCTATCAGCCCCTAGAGCTATACTAGCCTCAGTCTTGCCTGGTCCTCTAGCCCCACCAAAAAGCCCTTCACGAAAGCGAGGAGTAGAACCCATCAGATGGATATAAAGAGCCTGCGGTCCTAATAAAGGTCTCCAAAGCCCCTTAGCCTCCAGCTCCTTCATAACTTTTAGGTTATACGGCCAGATATTCATTTTAGCTCCTAAGGCAAAGCAAAGCCTCTAATTATTTTACTGGCCTCTTCTTTAGTCTCATCATCAGCCTCCACAGTAACTTGGAACTCAGGCATCTTACCATAGACTTCTTGTATCATTTCCCTAATCTCCTTCCACTCTCCATCTTTGATACACTTAGCCAGCTTTCGCTTAAAGAAGGGCTGTTTCTCATCATCATAAATCTTCTGGAGTTCATTCTCATTCATATTCATCATAGTCTCCAGCCAGTATCTAGGAGTATCCTCTTTATGCCAGCTCCCATTATGCCTATTCTCAGGATGGTTCTGAAAGCCCCCTGGGGAGACACTACCTTTAGCGAAAGTCCCATCAGGGTTTCTAATTATGCCATTACCCTGCTGCTCTCTACAGGTTTCTTCTCTATTCTCCATCTTCCCCCCAATCCTCTAAATCATCCATCATCTCTTCTACCCTCTTATTTGAGGCTATAGGTTCATCTATAAACCATTTCCTGTGGTGTTTTCCCATTATTCCTCCTCCAGTATTATTTTAGGAGCAATATCGCTCCAATTCACTCTATGATGCCATAACGCACCTCTTTTAGTATTGCCACTATTCCAAGTTAGCTTAGCATTCTTAGGGTCGGCTAGTATAGCTCCAAAGCTCTTCCTATAGCTCCTATCGGTAGCATAAATCAGCTTAGTATTTCCATCTAGCTTCTCCATCTCCGCAGTCTGAGCACCACTTCGTATCACATTCCCAAGCCCAAATATAGCCTTTCCTCTATGCCATTGGTAGATAGAATAGCATATATCCTCATCAAGTATCTTATTCAATCCTCTATCTTCAGTATTTTTATCTATAAAGAAGATGTTCATAACATTTCTCTTAGTATTAGGGTGAGCTCCACCAGAATATCCTCCAGTAGTTATCCCCAAATCTTGCCCCAGCTTATATACAGCTTTTACTATCTCGTAGAAAGTTCGGTTATTAAGAGTAGGGGTCATAGTATAGTCAGAGACTACTCCACCATAATCATCATCTAGGACTACGGCCATCTTATAGTCAGGTCTATTCCTTATCCAGTCATTACAAGCTATACGGCCTACAGCACAGCCATTCTCAATCCCAGTCCCCATAAAATCTACTTTAGCCTTCATCTTCTCTACATCATATACTACAGCGTGTTCTCCATAGCTCTCAGCAATCTCAGGCTCAAGCCCAGAAGGTATCATCACATAATAATCGTCAAAGTTATTCCTATCTAGGTATCTGGTAGTTTTATTCGCACCAGCTCTTTGAATAGTCATAACCAGTATAGCTATATCATCATTCTTCATCTAGCCCCCTTTATCTCTGCATCAAGTTTGTCGTTATAATATCTTCTAGCCTTCTCTACCACCACTTCAGCTTTAGCACATTCTTTGCAACAATACCAATCATAAGTGCAACCATCTCCAAACCAAATACTTTTACCAATTATAGGCATATTTCTACTCAATCTTTTACCACAATAATGGCATTTATGAAGTCTAGGAAACATAGGTGATATTTTTTCAAACATATTACTCCTCCTCAAACCCCTCCCTAAAGTCGCACATACCCATCTCGTATGCTTCCTTTGGTATTACAATTACTAGACCCAGCCTCTTCATCAGTTTTTGGGTCTCCTCATCGGCCTTAGCATAATAATCGGCTATTTTTTGGAAGTCAAACTCAGCAAAGAATGCAGCACGAGCTCGTAGAATAGGCTCTAAGCCCTTTTCAGGTTTCAACTTAGTAATCATACTATTTAGCTCATCAACTTCGCTTAAATCGGCTAATTCTGCAGCCTCAGGAGCTTTTTCAGCAGGAGTATAGTAAGGAATACTCACCTCCAGCAATTCTTTATAGTCTCCAGAGCTAGCTACCTTCAATGGTAGCCCCCATTCTTCTAGTTTTTCTTTATCCCACTCATTCGCAAGCTTATCATTATCCCAAGCACCATTAGCGATATTATCTTTAATAACGAACTCCCTCTTTTGCTCATCAGTCCATCCAGTAACTCTCTTCACCTTAACTTTAGTCTTACCCAGAGCCATCAAGCCCTTATATCGTTGGTTTCCACCAAGTATCACGCCATTCTCATCTACTACAATCTCCCTCACATCTAACATACTAGGGAAGTCTTTTAAGCTCTTCTTAAGAACAGCAAAATCCTTCTTAGATATAGTCCGAGGGTTACTTTTATACTCAGCTATATCAGATAGGTTCATCTCTATAGTTTCTACTTTAATATCACTCATTTATGCCTCCACCATTTATTATAATCTTTTTCGCCTAAGGTCATTCTAGTAGCACAATTTCTCACTTTACCAGCATATTTTGTATAGCATAGGTAGTTAAACGGAACCATCTCTAGGTCTATATCATTTTTGGATAGTCTATCTACAAAATCCTCCAAGAACTCCATCACAATCTTCCTTTTCCCTCCTAATATCCCACAATTATATGGCCTATCCTTAATATGAAGGTCTTTTAGGTATCTAGTCTCAAACTCTCCATTCCTTTTTCCTCTACCAAAGCCCTGAGGGACATATACTCCATCAGCCCAGCCTCCTAAGAACCATAGGAAGGTGGAATAAACACCAAAAGCAGGAAAGTAGGCATCATATCCAGTATAAATTACACCTTCTTTAGGGTTCGGAGTAGCCAGCATCTCAGTATCAGTGCTATCTACTATCCATATCTCATCATATTCAGGGTGGTCTAGTAGCCATTTATAACAAACGATAAACTTATGCAAGTATAAGCTCATATTATCTGGTTTTTTGTATGGACCAGATAACTCTATAACTTTCCACTTATTATCAGTAGGATATAATTCATTCGCAAAAGTAACAAAATCATAATCTGGTCTAACACTATCCCTGAGGGTGTCAAAATCAGATGGGTTTGCCTTCATAATCTTATTATGATGCCATTTATCTAGTATCCCTGTACAGTAATAAGTCAATACTACTTTATTATTCTTCACGGCTGGAGCCTCCTTGTAAAGTTAAATTGTTAAGCTTATCTACATTATAGCATAAAAAATACCCTCTTTTTAGGGTCTCTTTTTCAGATATTCAATATCTTTAGCCATAGCAGTCATACTATTCGCAATATCTCCAAACTTCTCAGCATATCCATTGTGAATATCTACTTTATGCTCCAGAGTGGTTATCTTCTCATCTATATTATCCAATCTATCACTCTGCCTCTGTTCTCTTTGGGCATTGCGTATCTCTTGCTCTTGGTTACTTTTACGAACAGCTAGATAAGCTGCAGCTACGCTAGCTACTGCAGTTACAATTGTTCCTAATAGTTGTATTATTGAGCTATCCATACTTCTATTATATCGTACTTAAGAATAAAATACCACCCAAAAAGCCACCCTCGCAGTAGTTTAGGTGGCTTTTTAGTCATATAAGCTCTCAACTTATTTTTTAAGGAGGATACAAATACACTTATATCCTTAGGTCATACACATAGTGGGTTTTTCTAGGTGTATCTAATTGCCCACATCTCTATTCTATCATACCATAAGCTAAAAGTCAATAGGTTTTCGCTTTAATTTTTCTTGATTTATTCGCTCATAGATTTCTTCTATAGTATTTTCTGCAGCTTCAGCTCCATAACAGATATAACATTCAATCCCAGCCATATCATAGATACCACCCCACCATTTTTGATTTGAAGAGACCGTAGAGAGGCTTTTTTTAGCTCTTTTCATCTCAATTTTAATTAGCTCATAGCCTCCAATCTCCCCATCTATATCAAGAATAGGCACATAAACATCATAGTCCCAATAACCAGCACTCACCCCCATTCTTTTTAGTTTCTTCCCTCTAATTATTGCAGCTTTAGTCTGGCTCTTGCTCTCATTGGGGATATGAGCATGAGGTATATCATATAGCTCCAGCCAGTTATGAAAGACCTCACACTCAATATCCTCTATCGGACACTCTACTTTACTTATCATAGTAGTACCACCTTATCATTATCCAATATACAATAAAGCTCACTATGCCACATATTCCTAGAGCCACATCAACAAGCACGGCTACTTCGGTAAAAATTACTATACCAAACATACACGCTATGTCATATGCCATAACTTCAATCTTGGTCATCAATATCCTCCATACACAATGCATAGAAGAGGAGGTTTTCTATAATCAAGTTTTGGAAGAATGTTAGGGTTTCTCTAGCATCTATATCTTCCACTACTACTTCTAGTTTAATCTTTTTCATTCCCCCACCTTTTATTTGCAGCCTTCTTAGCTATCTCTCTTCGTTTCTCTTCATCCATTTTGCTAAATCCCTTAGGAACTTTAGCCAATCCCCCTCTCCTGCCAGCCTCCTTAAAGCTCACCTTCACCTTCTGGGCAGGAGTTTCAATATATTTAACTTTTATCTTCATCGGCACTCTCCTTTTTAATTTTATCTAGTAGTTCTCTAAGACCTTTAATACCATTATCACAATTACTCACTCCAGAACCATAGTATTTAGGGTCGCAGGTAGTATATTTTTTAGCACTCATAGCCAAGCTCCTTCCTAGTTTTCTTCCAGCTCGCATATCTCCTATCTATAGCACTCATAGAAGGTTTTATCAGCCCCTCAGCTACCAGCTTTTGTCTAGTTCTCCTAACAGTCTCAGGGCTAGGCATCACCCTTAAGTTTTGTAACAAAGTTTTAGAATTATCCCAGCCAGACATCTTCCATACTTCACTTAGGAGAAGGGCATCATCATCAGCTACTCTATTGTTCTTATGATATGCTCTCCTAATCTTAGCTCGGATATTTTCTGAGTTAATACCTCCATCACCCATATTCTATTCTCCAACCATTACTTCTTCTTTAAGCCACTTATCAGCTTCAGCAAAATCTTTTACTTCTTTACAGATAGTAAATCCATCTTTTTCAAACTCTTCATAGCAATCGGCATCTCGGCCATAAAAAGAGTATATATCACTTTTATCAGTCCTAACTAACTTAGCCCAAGCAGTTATGACATCCCCCTCAATCTTTATACCCCATTCCATAGGTATATAGTTTGCTGTTATTGTTCTTACTTTTCTAAACATAATCTTTTCTCCTTTCTCGTTTTTGGTTATGCTTACATCTCTATTGTATCACTAGGCTTATGGCTTGTCAAGCCTCTTTTATCATTTTCTCAGCTCTATCCAAAGTAGCTAAATATATCATCTCAACTTCTTTAGCTTCATCCACATAGGTTTGGACATCAAATCTCCTAATTTTTAATACTTGTAGCTCCAGCTCAGGTATGAGGTCGGTATAGACTATCCAGTATAAAGTTTCTAGGTCATCATTCACCATAAAGTATTTCAAGACCTGAGCTTTATACTCATTATTTGGTATGGCTAAGAAGTCGCTTTGCCCATCTTTGAGTTGCCTTTTATCCCACCATACTTTTAATACTTTTTCAGAAGAGAGGCACTTAATCTCCACAGCCTCCCTAATCTTACCATCAGAACTCTTAATCACTCTATCAGGGCTTACATAGCTACCATAGGTATCATCACTAGCCCAGACCTTCCCATCTTCCAAAACCTTATTATATTTTACCGAGAAGGCTTTTGCAGCATCAGGCTCTAAAATATGGCCTCTCACAGCCCAGCTAAAAGTAACTCCCTCAGGCACTCTATCCATATAGTCATTAGGTGTCATTGGCCTAGCCACTCTCTCGGCCAACATATTAAAGAATTGGTCTCGGAGTTCAGAGTTATTTTTACCATTCACCTTATATATTTTGCCAAAGGCACTCCCCCCAGATTTGCCTTTTCGGTATTCAAACCACTCTTCAGAGTTCTGGTCTAAATCTAAAATGTTCATTATTTATCCTCCTTTTCAATAGGCATCTGAGTAAAGACCAGCTTGCCATTTTTAGTATTCTTAATACAAAGCCCATCTATATCACCATTTTTCTTATAGGTCAGCTTTACCACTACAAACTTATCATTACACTTCTTCTTGCCATTATAGCCATCAGAGATATTACAATCCTCAGCTTTTACCCAGATAAACGGGGCAGTATAGAGTTCCCTACCAATCCCCCAATTCACGCAGGCTCGCTTAAAGCTATCAGAGGCAAGCCCTTTTTCAGCCTCAGTATTACTAGCAGTTCCAGTATCCTCTTTACTAATCCATTCCTTCTTTTCACCATCCCATATAGACACTACGCAGTTTTGGTTATCCCTAGTGTGCTCTCTCTTCCAGTTCAACGGACCTACAGTCTCATCTAGAACATTCATATCACAGCGAGCATCCTTATACAGGAGAAGGGATAAACCCTTCTCACTAATAGTTCCAATCCTACAATCTATTTCATCAGCTCTTAATTTTCTAAATCCTAGCTTTTCCATTATATATCTCCTTCCATTTGATTATCTAAGTATTCTTCAAAGCCTTCCTCACCCATTAGCTCTTCAGCATATCTTTTAATAGCACTCATTTTTCTCGTTCCTTTCTTTAGTTATTATTATATTTTTCTCTTCTCCACTCTTCCCAGCTAGGAAGGTCGGTATTGCCAAGTTCTTCTTGTATCTCTATAAAGTCCTCGTATTCTTCATAATCTTCTTCACATTCCTCAGCCTTCTCACATAAGCTTTCAAACTCATCTTTTTGGCTAAGTAGCCATCTGGCATCTTCTACATTCTCAATGATGTCAAAGCCACCATTCTCAATTACTTCCTGTAGGCATACACTCATCTTAGTACCTCCCCATTCTAGCTATACGGACCTCTTCAGCAAAGTCCCTAGCATCATCATCTCTTTCGTATATCTCTTCTACCAGCTCATCTTCAAGCTTGGAGATTAGACCACCAGCAATCTTTTCATAACCTTCAAACTCTGGCTCTTGGCAGTAGTCATACAATTCTTCGGCTACATATTCAACAAGAGCATCAGAGTAGATGTCAGAGACTTCGTGGTATCTATCTTCTACTCTATAGTGCCAGTCTAAGATTTTCTCTTTAAGGTCTAGAGCTTTGATAAGTTCATCATCACTCATAGACCATATTGGCTTTACTCTACGGACAGCTACTTTAGTAGCTCCAGTAGATTTGTCTTTTACATTTATTTTCATAAGGTCTCCTTTCTCGTTTTATTTCCTTATGTCTCTATTCTATCACAGGCTTATGGCATTGTCAAGCGATTTTCCGAAGATTTTTTAGATTTTTTTCATCTCGTTTTCCACAACATAAGAAAGAGGTAGCCCGAACTGCGAGGTTAAGGGCTACCTTAAGTGAAGTTTTTGTAGGAAGATGTTTTTATTTTACCAGATGGTCTTACTTAAACATAAGTGTATTAAGACCAAAGAGTTTGGGAGGTGTGTTCGGTACAAAGTACCAACATCTTACTTGTAATGTACTAGGTATCAATGATGATACTACTTTTATTATATCATTTAGAGTTCCATTTGTAAAAGGCATCCTCATATTCTTTCTCGGAGGCATAATCGGCTCTTCTCGGCCTAGAAGCAGGTATAGGGGCATTACCCACAGGAGGTTCAAGTTTAGCAATAGGCTCAGGCTTTTTATCCAAACTAAACATCCCCTTCCTAGATAAGTAAGCCAGCTTCTTAGGATTATCCATCACTACATATATTCTTCTCATAGCAGAGTTATTATTCACAAACTCTACAAAGACATACTGCATATCCCCAAGCTTTTTAAGCCCTCTTTTAATAGTGCTCTCATCTAAGCCAGTCATCTCAGCCAGCTTATCATTACTTTGAAAGCACACCCCCTTCTTAAAGAGAGATAGATAGCAGTAGAGTATCTTCTCAGATGGAGTTAAGTTTTTATTTTGTAGTATTTCTATAGGCATTATTACATAGGTTATGCCTGTACCTTCGCCATTCTCGTTCTTCATTTTTACCTCCTTATTGGCTTTAGTTGGCAATTTGATTATACCATAAGCTACAAGTGTGTCAATACCAATTTAGTGAGCAAAAGCTCCCTTCATAGCTTTTGCTCAACTATATTCTTCTTTATATTCTTATATTCTATGTAGCTCATTTTGACCTACCTCACCCCTATTCGGGGGGTAGCTCATTTTGACCTACCCCCAGCTCATTTTGACCTACCCCTCCCACAGTTTTCCACAATTTACAAAAGTTGTTCAATGGTTTATAATAAGAGTGAGGCTAGAACTCCTTTCTCGTTCTTGGAACTAGCCTCTTTTTTGATAGTGTGCTATAATAAGCTTATAAGTAATAAATAAGCGAGAAAGGATAAAATATGCTTTTAGAAAATATAGAACTCAAGCCAAACAGGATACTTATACAGCCAATCCAAAATGGCTCTTCTTCATTCTCCACTGAGAGCAGAAAATATGACAGGAAGTCGGTGGCAGTAGTGAAGGGTGTCTCAAGCTATATAGCTCAGCTCCCAATAGGCGAAAAGATAATATATGATGATAGTAACTCCATAGACTTTACCATAGATGGTGTATCACTATCCATCATCCAGCCAGAAGATATAGTAGCATACATAAAGGAGGATAAAAATGGGCAAACCATCGCTGAATAGAGTTTGTATCACAGGGGAAGATTTAGATAAGGGCATAGGTAGAGGTATCAGAACTCTCTACGAGGTGGCCAGAACTGCCTACGGCTGTAAGGGAGGTAATGTGATGATAGAACACAGAGCCTCAGCTCCTACCATCAGTCACGATGGTGTCTCTAACCTAGAAGAGCTAGAAGTAGAAGATGCTATAGAAGATATGGCCATCAAAGTAGTTAAACAATCCTCTAAAAGAACCAACGAGACAGCAGGAGATGGGACTACCCTCTCGGCAATTCTATCAGCCCATTTATACTGGTGGGCTATGCAGCAAATAAAGAACGGAGCCAGTAGGGTAGAAGTAGCTAAGCTCATAGAGAGTTATGTACCGTTAATACTCGCTAAAATCGCTGAGAAAACCGAAAAGAAGATAACACCAGAACTATTAAAGGGAGCTTGTATAATCTCGGCAGGAGATGAAGGCTTAGGTGAGCTAATTTATGATGTAGTCTCAGAAGTAGGAGAATATGGAGGCATTAATGTCAGTTATGTAGGCTCTCTCGGAGTATCCACCAATATAGTCAAGGGTATGTATATCCCATCAGGATACGAAGATGCCAAACTCATTAATGACTTAGATGGCAATAGGTCAGTCCTAGAGAACACTCCAGTTATAATCCTCAGCTCCACTATCACTCGGCAAGATGAGATAATCCCAATCCTAGAACATATCCGAACCCATAACTACCAAAAGGCAGTATTCTTCGCAGACATAGCAGGAGATGCACTAAGGGTCTTAGAGCTTAATCGGAACTTTGATGCTTGTGTAGTAAAGCCCCAAAGCAATAGCTACGAGGTTCTTCTAAAAGATGTTGCACTCTACACAGGTGGTAAAGTATATTCAGGCAATCCATCAGAATATAAGCTCCAAGAGTTCGCAGGTATGGCAGAGAGTGTAACCATCACTCAGAGAGAGACCACCATTTTAGGGGGGAAGGGAGACCCTAAAGAAATAAATAAAGTAGTCAAAGAGCTTAAATCCAAACTAGCTAAAGCAGAACCTCAGGACAGAGCCTTCTTAGAGGGTCGTATAGCTCGCCTCACAGCCAATGTAGCCACCATCTATGTAGGTGGGGCATCAGCAGTAGAGAGGGGAGAAGTAAAGCTTCGTGTAGATGATGCAGTATGTGCAGCTAAATCTGCATTAGCAGGAGGGGTAGTAGCAGGTGGAGGAGTTTGCCTTAGGGACATAGCAGAAGAGCTTAGAATACCATATCTAAAATGCCCTTACAAAGACCTCCTAGAAAACTCTGGCCTCCAAGATGATAGTTTCGCTCCAAATGTAGGGTATAATCTAAAAAATGGAGTAGCAGACAATATGTTCTCTATGTCTATCATAGACCCAGCTATAGTAATCCGGGAGGCAGTAATCAACAGCCATTCAGTAATCGCAAAGCTAATAACTACCCAGATGGTTCTGGCATATAAGGATAGACAATGGACATTTTAATCTTGATAACCATCATACTCATTTTACTAGCCCTAATACTTAATACTTTTCTAATCATAGATATATTGAATAAAGTATCTAATCTAAACATAGAAAAGCCAGTAATTCAGGAAGAGGCTAAAGTTACGGACCCATTCACTAAACCTAAGCCAATCTATTCTAGCACTAATCACATAATAGTTCCTAAGACCCCTACCGAGATAAGAAACCAGAACTATAAAAAGATAAAGGAAGGTATAGAATATGGGGATATTGCTTAATGGTAAATACTACAAAAACCCAAAGGATGCACCATTCCAATCTAAAGCAGTAGTTGGCTCCCAGCTCCAGTCATATAACCTAGAAAGCCAAGCCAAAAAGCACGATATGGACTTAATCCAGCCATATCTTCCAGATGGTAGCCCAAACCCAGACTTTATCAAATACTACCCAAAGGAGGCTAAAGAATACGGGATGGAGGGAGTATGAGATGGGTATCAAGCTTAATAGCCCTAATGGTACTAGCCTGGCTAATAGGAATAATAAATAATAAGCACGGAGGGAGAAAATAAATTATGAGCAAAAAATATCACTTAGACCAAAATAATGTAGCTTTTCTGCACTGCATCAACGGAGCATTCGCAGGTATCTACACTTGGGCAGAGATGCTAAAAGATAGAGGCAAAAAAATACCTAAGAAGAAGCTTATAGAGGCTTTTCAAGAAATTATAGCCCAGACTAACACAGCTATATCTTCAGAATACATCAGAGGGGAGCTAATTAAGAAGGGCATCTTGGAGAATGGAGATGATACTGCCCTCTGTACCTTTGACCCATCCCCAGAAAACGAGAACTCAGAGACAGAAGTATTTACACAGCAAGAGCTAAACGATATTCGGCTAAAACAGCAAGAGCCTACTTGGATAAATAGCGTTAAAGGTCACTAACAGCCGTTTTAAGCCTATTCTAAACAAAAAGACCTATGTTATATCATCATAGGTCATTTTGTTATATCCTAGTACATATACTGCAGGTATTTGCCAGAGGTGAATACACTCCAAGCGTTATATCCCTGTCCAGCCCAGATTATATGAGCACATTCATAGTAATCTCCAGTTTCGCACCATTCTCGGCCTGGGAGAATACGAACCTGCAAAGCTCCCACAGAATATCCATAAGTGCGACCATTCTCGGAGTAAGTTATATTCGTATCCCCCACAGCATCAGCTCTACAGTGGCTTTCAGCCTCTGATATAGCTACCATAGTGTTAATGTCCCAGTCAGTCCATCTAGATACTTCGGTTCTGACTACATCACAAGGCTCTACTGGCTGGACAGGCTCAGCAGAGCCATCTATTTTTCCACTTCAGCAGTCTCTTCTACAGTCGTAGGTGCATTATCACCCACTTGTATTTGTACTACATTATTAGGGATAGAACTCTTAGTCCAAGTCATACCTACCATTACTCCAGTACCAAAGGCAATAGCCATAAATATAAGAGTTATGATAAGAGCAGTTTTTCTGCATTCTTTAATCTTACTTCGGACTACATATTCAGCCAATCCCACAGGGTCAGACTGGATAATTTTTATATCCTCTTCAGTCAGTATTTTATATTGTTTTTTATCCTCTTTAGTCATAATTTCTCCTTTCTCGTTTTATTTTATGACAATCTGATTATATCATACCATAAGCCTTTTGTCAATACCTAAAAAAGGGAGACATCAGCCTCCCTTAGCGTAGAACTTAGATACAATTTCTTTCTGCCAATCCAAAATAGCAGTAGTAGCAGGGCATTTAGCTCTAAAACACCAAGTTAGCACTTCAATCCTTCTATCAAGCCTATCATCTAGCGAGATATATCCTGATTCTAACCAGTTATTCAGAGCTTCTACTGCTACTTTACAATCGGCCCCATTCGGAGTAGGTACATCGTGGATTTTAGAGTGTATCTCCCTATGCAGAGTAGCTTGAGGGATATAGGCTTTACAGTATTCGTGTTCTCTCAGAACCTTAGCCCATCCACATTTCCAATGCCTTCCCTGGAACAGAATATGATGGCAATCACAAAATCCACTATCAGCCTCTCTTCTTTTGTTCTTAGCCACATAAATCACCCCCTTATATCTAAGTTTTAAGGTACTAGATAATCTCTATTTTATTATACCAAAAAAGCCCCATCATAGGGGCTAATTTGGTTCTAGGTGGCTATACTAGGCTGATACAGCATCAGGACTTTGGAGCAAGACCCAGCCATATTTGCCAGAAGCTATAGAGACCATAGGAGTTCCCTGAGCTTTGCCAGATGACACAGCACCACCACAGAAGTTAGCAGTAGTAGTAGCAACACCAGCGAGGGTATCCGTAGCCTTTACACCTTTTACTACACCATAGATATAGGTAGCACCATCATCAGTAGCACTCTCAATAGGAGCAACTACAACATTGCTATTAGTATCGGTAATCTTAATCAAAGCACCTTCAACATCAGCACCACTTACATTCGTGATGATAGTTGGAGTAGTAGCAGAGATTTTAATTTTACCTTCACCATCTTGGACGACAGTGCCGATAGCAAGCGAACCTACCTTATAAGTAGTGCCAGCAGTCAGTGCAGCAGTAGCTTTGACATAAGCAAAGGTTTTGCCATCATCAGTAGTGATGGTCTTACCTAATTTATATTTAGGAGCATCATCTACATCATAGACACTACCTTCAACTAGTTGTGCATTAGCATCGTAGTTCATACTTTTTCCTTTCCTTATTTAGTTAATTTTAATAGCTAGCAGTTGTAATGCCAGTAATTTTACCTTGACGGCGAGGAGCACGGCAGATATAGTTACCCATTACAATCAAAGCACCAATTTCACCGAATTGGTTAATCGGAGCCATAAAGTCCTTAAGCTGTAAGAAGCTTGGTTGCTTAATATCTTCATCTGGACCCTCAGTTTTTTCAGGAACAGAAGAGACTTGCTTAAGGTCTTTAGAGATGAGCCTACGGAACTCAAGATAGCGTTCATTGAGCCAGAAGAACACACCAGCAGTACATTTGTCATCAGCTACAACTGGGCGACCACGGAATGAGATAGCGTTAAAGCCAGCCGCACCCTTAAGTTCTGCAGCAGGGATAGAAGTACCCATAGGAGTTTTCCCAGAGACTTTATTGTACCCAGCAATAGAAGTGGTATCATAGTTAGCGTGAATCCTTGTACCGAGGATTTTTTCAAACAAATCCCAAACAGCTTGAGTAGTGATACCCATAGTAGGAGCTTCGTTTGCAGCACCTGCAGCACTTACAGCACTAAACTCAGCACCAACGAGGTCAAGAGTTAATGCACCACCAGCCGCAGCAGTAACATCTGCAGCGTTGCCAGCTACGGTCCTAGCCAAGCCACCATAGTTAGAGGTCGCAGTACCATCATCAACGATAAGACCAAGACCTTCAATGTCTTTACCATTACCCATACCATAGAGCAAATCGCCGATAGCTTGTGTCATAGAGATTTTAGCCTCATCAAGTCTATCAGTAAGGAGTGCGATAACTTGCTTGTCGCTAGTTCCATTCACAGCCTTTTCAATGCCTGGGATAACAACACTCTGCTCATAAGCCTTCACATACCAAGTGAGGGAGCGAGTATTATTCGTGGTAGAAGTATCAAATTGGTCAAGACCATCAAACGAACCACCAGTATTGGAGTTAGCAATACGGATAGGTTGTTTCATATTGACACCCTTCCAGCTTTTCACATTGCTCATTACACGAGCAGTGAGAATGTTAGAGTTATTAACAGCATCCACAATGGTAGGCATAATATCATTGTAAGTGATAGCTGTAACTCTTTCACTAAATACTGCCATAGTATTCCTTTCTTATTATTTTATATTCAAAAAGGCATCCCCATAGACTAAGGTATGCCTGATACCTCTATAATATCGCACTAGAATTATTTTGTCAATAGGTTTTTTCTTTATTTTCTTCACTATTAGCACTTAAACCAAACAGCACAGCTATAGCTGGGAGGGCTACACCAGCTTTAGACAATGCTCGGAGCTTTTTGTAGAACTTATCAAAGGCTGGCTTTATTTCATCTCCCCACTCAGTTCCTTTATCTAGACTTTTTCTATAGGTATTAGTAAATCCTTCATTATCTAGATAACTCTGGAGCATTCTAGCCTCTTGTTCCTCTTCATTCATATAATAATTAGTCTTAGAATTACCCCAGTATTTCTTTATTTCATCCTCATTATGGTAGTATTTTTTAAGCTCACTTCTAAGCTCATCTATAGCATCACCAACTCTTTCATCCCAATCAAACTTATTTATATCTTGCCAAGCGTGAAAACGCTCGTGAGCAGTTGTAGAAACCCCACTCTCACCAGTAGCCCAATTAGGGTTAGTCCCAAATCCACCCTTAGAATAGCTACCTCCAGCACTACTTCCCCAGCTCACAGTATTATCGGCCATAGGTGTATTGCTTCTCCCTATGCCTAATCTATCAGAATACTCGGCATCTAATCTACCTGTTCTACCCTTATTACCTATATAAAAATGAGTTGCATCCCTCATAGTCCCTGCAGACCTAAATGGAAGTCTATTTTGTAAGAACTCTCCTGCAGCTCCTCCAGCATCATAAAGCTCATTCACAGCTTCATCATCTATAGCCATTAAAGCGTTCTTCCAAAGGTCATTCTTAGTTCCTTCAGTATCATATCCCTGCTCTTCCAAAAACTCTATCAAATCTTGTTTTGTTATTTTAGAGCGAGATTTGCCTAATCTTTTTTCAAGTCTAGTATCAGCAGTATCAAGATATTTTTCAAGTTGCTTCCAACCTTCAGGTAGAGTATCTTCATTTAATGCAGCAACCTCAGCACTCCCTATCCTTTTTATCCCATCAGACATATCCTGTGATGCTTTCATTGCTTTTAGTTTTTTCGCCATTTCCACCAGAGATGGCTCATTTTTAGACATCCTAATATCAGGGTTATTAGTAGGATTAAGATTATCCACATTTTTAATCTGTTCTGGGTCAAATGCTATATATTGGTCATTCTTACCACCTAGAGTATCTGAATCATAACGAGTTCCCTTAATTATGATGCCATCATACCCTTCGCTCTTTAGCCTTTCAACAAACTTAGGTATTGTCTCCAAAGAATTACTTAACCCACTACCCATACCAGCTATATTAGCCTCTCTTGGGCTTTTGCCTTCCATAGCATATACATCAGACCTAAATTGTTCATAGGCATCTTCATAAGCCAAATCTTCTATTTGGTTCTCAATATCTCTAGCCTTTTTAGACAATACACTATATTCATTTCGTTTATTTTTATACAACTCACTATATCTTCCTTCACCAACCATTTTATCAAGAGCTTCCTCGGCCTGCTTTTTATAAAGTTCCATTTCTTTTGTAAGCTCATTTATCTTAGAAGTATTATTTACACTCTCATATACTTTAGGATTTTTTATATTAAGATATACCTTCATAGCTTTCGCCTCAGGGTTATCCCCATACCAAGTAGAGCTAGCGAATTTTTTAGCTCCTTGCTCATTTGGTGTGAACCAGAACCCTACAGGAGCAATTGTGTTAGACTTCCCAGACTTATTTATATCAAAGACCGTAAAATCGTTATTAGTTCCGTGATACATAGGCATCAGGTTACCCTCAGCATCTCTAATAACACTATCTTTGAAAAACTCTTGTTGCTGAGGGCTAAGTTCTATCTCAGAAAGCATCATTTTAGATAATCTACTTTTACCACCTTTTTCACCAGACATATCTAGCAATTTATCCAAGTAACTGTTCCCCATCTCTTCATAGTTTCCAGTAGGGTACTGTTCTATACTGCCATTCAAAATCTTTGGTTTAGACATTTGCGTATAAATCTCATCATATGCATTAGTAAGCTGTCCTGGCCTTCCATCTTCAAACATCTCATCTTGCATTGACTTCCATACTCCATCAGAAAGCTCTTTTCTATCAAACCCTTTTATTTTGAAGTTATTCTCATCAATGTATTTTCTCCAATCTTCTTTAGTGACATTTTGCCCAGAAGGTGTATAAGCATCACCGCTACTCATTCTAGTCCCACCCTCTAGCAAACCTTTGCCAGCAGTTTTTTCTATTTCATCTAAGTTAGCCCCCGATATTGAAAAATTACCAGTCTTATTGTTGTACAAAATACCTTCAGCATACTCAGTCGCTAAATCTGGTATTTTATACCCAAGCATTAAGGCTTGCGACTTAGGTATTTCAGTTTCAAGACCATTCAGGACTTTGTTTAATGCACCTTCATTACTCCATATCCTAACAGCAAGTGGGCTTCTTGCCAACAGCTCTTTTCTGACAGTTCTATCTATCCCAGTATCAGATATTAAATCTAGCATTTTATTTCTAAACTCACTTGGCTTTACTCCAGACAACTCCATAGCATTTTCTCCAAGACTATTCAGAATATCATAAGTAGAAACTTGAGCCAAATCATCATACTCATTAAGTAGGTTAGACCCTCTGGGAGACATTAAATCATCACTTACTTTGGGTATTTTATTAAGAGTTTGGTTAGGATTAAAAATCTCATAATATGTCTCATCCCCATTCGGACCTCTCTCGGTATAAGCTATCCCAGCATATCCTCTATCCTGTAATTGAGACTTTGTAAGCCTATCGGCCAAGTCCTCATCAGCTATCTTCAAATCTTTAGGCAGTTGTCTCTCCATTATATTCATAGGTTGGCCACCCTTAATACTCAGACCAGTATCTCTGAGGTTTTTATCACTATCAGAGAACCATACACTCGGAAGGCTCTCATCAAAGTCCTCAAATTTGTTAGGCGTTCCGTGATATAGAGTTATATATGGCTCTTCGGCTGGCGAAGACTGTATTTTTGGTTTTCCTAAATACTTTTCAGCACCACTGTTTTTCAAATCCTCCATCATATCTCTTTCTAACGCATCCAGCATCTCTCCATAATTTCCCTCAATAGCAGGATACCTAGTAGAGATTGGCTCTAAACTTTTAGGGGTGTTCAACACATATTCCAACATACTATTAGAAGAGCCAAACACCTCAGGTGTGATTACAGTATTTTCAGGGGTAGCCATAGACTTATATAGCTGGGCAGAATATACATTATTTTTATCATTCAAACTCTCCAAATAGTTTCTTATAGAGCGTATATCAGATGTAAAAGACACATTATCACCAACTCGGCTATTATAATCAACCTTTTCGCCAAATCGTGGAGTTTGTCTTACCTCTACTCTATACACAGGCTTATCCCCCTGTTGTCTTATAAGTTCTTTGGATAAATTACGGTCTATATCACTAAAGTTAGTGGTTCTCCCATTTTTATTCCAGTTCCACCATCCACCCAGAGCTTTATCAGCATCAGATATATTTTGCCCTAGCTTGTTATACAAATCCTCTCTAGCTTTACCAGCAGAGAGAAGATATTGGTATGTATCTTGGGACATCCCGCCTGGAGCATATTCAAGAGTGGCTTTAGGCAGATTTGACACTAAATCAGATAGAGTATTCGTAGCTAATCCAGTTCCAGCTTTAGTAACAGCCTTAGTAGCTATCTCAGGCACTAAAGAGTTCAAAGCAGATTGAGCACCAGCCTTAACAATGCCCTTACCAGCACTTTTTGCTAGCTCCCCTCCTGTATATTTTATTATTCCTCCAGCTAATGACATTTGGTCTCCTTTACTGAGCCCCAGCTCCTTGTAAAATTTGAATAAGTTGTTGGTATTTATACTTTGCAGCTTGCTCGCTATCAGTAGTCTTAGGTAGAAGTTCCAAAGCCCTTCTTTGGTCGCCTTCAGACAAAGCACCAGTATCACCAAGAGCCTTAATTATAGTACCCAGAGAGCCTTGAGCACCACTATCATATGCAGCTACGGAAGGGTTATAGCCACCACCAGTCAAAGAGTTCATAAAGGCAGTAAATCTACCAGCAATCGGACCTTGAGATTGGTAGTTATTCATTAAGCCACTTAGAACATTCAGTGCAGCTTTTTGTTTAGAAGCAATCCCAGAGCTATCACTCTCCTTCTGGTCTTTATACCGGTCTATTTTATCATCCAGCATACTAATCATATTAGCTATCAGCTTTGCAGCATCCGTATCACCAGCCATCAGTGCAGCAGTATATCCAGCCTCAAGTTGGTCATAGGTATATCCACCTATAGTCATAGTAGAGTAAGGGTCATCTTCAGCCTCAGTAGCAGTATTCATAGGACTATAGCTCATAGCAGAAAAGTCCGTAGAACCTCCGTTAGAGCCTCCTCCACCACCTCCAAGCATCATACCACCAAGAACACCAGCTCCCACCAGCCCAGCAGTCTTAGCCTTCCCTAGCAGGTTTCCTAAAGTTCCAGTTCTTCCACCAACGGTCTCAAAGTTTATATTGTTCTCAGCACCAGAGCCACCAGTAGGAGGAACACTCCCACCACCCATATTACCACCAGCTCCTCCAGAACCTCTTGGTCCATAGGCTTGTCGCTCATAAATCTTCTCCTTAATCCTCTCAGCACCAGAGGTTAGAGGGTTGGGTATCCCAGTATCAGTCCCAAATACATTAACAGTCGGCCCTTCTTTTATCTTATTGCCAGCCAAATCATTTATAGTAATCCAGTCAGACTGGTCTTTTCTCAAATCAGAGAACTTAAAATCAGGTTTCCCAGCTATTTTTCTCAAATAGGCAGGGTCTTCGCCATTTCTTGCAGCATCTTCAATCAAAGAGGTCTTATAATCAACATTTATGTTATCCATAGTCTTGTCAATTATATCTCGGACAGCCTCAGCCTCTTTTTCACAAGCATTGCCAGCCATCTTAGTTAGAGCATCCTTACTATCACTCCAGTTATAAGCATAATCTCGGAGGGTCTTGTATATATCCTCAGCCTGTGTAGGAGTAACAATACCATTGCCACCAAGCATATCATCTAAACCAAGACCCAACTCAGCTAGTTTTCGCTTTTGAGTAGCACTCAAACCAATCGTGTTATCTATATTAGATAAGTCCATAGTAACACCATTAGCCTCAGCATATTGTAACCCCTGTTGCTTTATATCTTCACGCAGGGAGAGTGCAGCTTGAGCCTTCTCAGCTACATTAGCTTGGTCAATCTTCTCAGCTCGTATTCTCTCGGCTACGGTCTTATAGTGCCCATCTATAGAGCCAGACTTCCCAACTATATTCTTATACTGCTTATTACTGGCATTCATACTCTTTGCAGTCATATCATCAAGCTTACGCACAGCCCTTTGTTGCCTTGTAGAACCAGTCGCACCAGTGCCAATCTTTACATTAGTAGTTTCACCATTTTTAAGCTTTACATTAAAGCCATCAGAGCCTGGCAGTTGCGTTTCCATTCCTCCACCACCATTATTACCCATTCCAGCACTAGAACCACTTGTAGAGCCGATTTGAGCACGAAGTTCGGCTATTTGGTTAGCTAGTTCAGGATTAGTGGTTATTGGAGTTTCAGTTACAACCTCATCTACGCCCATACTAGATACAGGTTTTCCAATTTTGGCCTCTCTATTCCCAAGAGCTACATCTATATTCTTCTTACGAGTTCTGGGCTGAGTTATCTCAATCTTTGTCTCCTTAGGGGCAGTATTCTGGTCAATAAGTCGTAGCTGGTTAGGGTTAATTGTATTCTCAGCCTCAAGAGCCAAGCCTTCGGCATCTTCTTCAGGAAGAGCCTCTTTAATAGCATCAAGTAGGCTATTTTTCTCTTCATAAGATAGTGGCTTACCAGTAAGCTCATAGTTTTTCATACTACCATAACCTTCCCTGCCTGTTCCGTGTGCGACCTTAAGCTTGCCATCTTTAATCATTTTGGCGAGCTCAGGCTTGTCAGCAGGGATAATTGTATCAGGGTTAGAGCCTATTCTGCTAGTAGCATTCCCTGGGTAAAGTTTCCTAACAGTGGTGTCTTTTAGCTCTCTATCAGAGAACCACATATTATCAGGTTCATCAGCCAAATCTGTAACGAGCTTAGTATTTCTATCAGCTATCTCAGCCAGCTCCTGCTGGGCAGTCTTGGCAAGAGGAGTATCGGCATATTGTTCAGCTAGGTTAATGCCTACAGGTTTCTTTGCATTAGGGAGGACTAAGCCAGAGGATTTTCCCAATATACCATCCAAAGTAGAGCCAGCATTTTTATTCATAGAAGATATACCAGCACCAGTCAAGCCTCTAGTTAAAGACTTCGTAATAGCTTTAGTTGCAGCTTTATTAGCCACCTCTTCTATAGCTTTATTAGCTACTTTTTCTATAGCCTTTTTAGAACCTTTTTCTAAAGCACTCCCCCCCAGTTTCATTAGAGCACCACTTATATTAGCCATTTTTATTGTCCTCCTCCATATATATAATTATATAGCTCCTGCATCTCTTCATCAGAGAGTTGCCCAATATTATCATTTCTATTCTTCATTAAACCAGCCAAAGTAAGACCAGCACTACCACCTAGTAGGACTTTGCCCTTCTTAGTCTTAAGCAGGTTCGCAACATTAGTCCCTACCTTAGTATTAGCTAAGTCTTTACCCATATTCGGTATATTAGAGGCAAATGTTTTCAAGCGTTGGAGTTTTCCTATTGGTACGGCAGTAGTAGAAGTGGTAGTCGTTGTTGGAACACCATTCTTTAAGAAGTCCTGTAGCAAGTTTTTATTCTCAGTGAGGGCAGTAGTCAGTGCATTAGTATCTGCACCAACCACTTGCGACTTGGCATTCTTAACGCCACTCCTAAATAGCTTTTTAAGTGTTTCGTCATCAAGATTATTAAGTGTTACTCGTGATATATCCAATCCCTGTTTAGTTGGAAGGTTAGTAGCCACATCAGAGTATCTAGCACTAGAAGTAGCATTATTTTTTAAGTTATTCAAAGCCTCCTGATATGGAGTAGCATCTCCCATAGTAGTTATGGTCTCGGTTTTAGTCTCAGTCGCAGGAGAATACTTATTCCAAGCTTTACCCAAGCCATAGCCTAAGCCAGCAACTCCACCACCTACACCAGCACCAATCCCAGTATTCAAAGCTAGTCGGCCTAAATCAAAGTTCTTAGCCCCCATCTCATTCAAGCCACCAGTTAAACCATACCCAGCACCAAGTAAAGCACCTTTTCCGATAGTTTTTCCTAAGGTTTTAGCCCCAGCTTTAGCACCAGAACCAGCTCCCAGAGTAGCTATGTCTAGAGCAGTTTCGCCTAAAGCACCTAAATCAGACAGCCAGTCTCTTTTGCCACTCTGCCATTTAGAAGTCCCACTCTCAGCCAAGTCCTTCCCAGCAGACACCACCTGAGCAGGGGCAGACAATAGCTCCCCTATTATAGGCACTCCAGAGAAGAGACCTTTACCAGCCTCTAGTTGTTTTAATCTAGCCATATTATAATCACTGCCAACACCTCTTAGGCTATTTATATTAGAAGTACCTAGATAACCAGCTTGCCCATACGCATTGGTAGTATCATCTATACCTCTATTCTTAAGATAATCCTCTTTAGACCATCCTCCTCCAGATAAACCATTACCTAACCAGTTAATAAAATTGCCACCAGCAGACCAATTCTTATCATATTCTTTCTCAAGGTCGCTTTTATATTTTTGATAATTACGGGCATTTTCAGATTTAGAGAATATATTAAACTCATTGTCATCCCAGAGCGTATTGCCAAGCCCTTTAACAGTCCCAGCCATAATTTACCTCCCTATATACTTTAGATAATCTTGATACACAGAGCCATCATATATATTCTGCAAAGCTTGGTAGTCATTACTGTTCAAAGCATTTTGGTAGTTATTAGCTAGTCTTTGAGCCCATATTTTATTTTCACCATAAGTAGCATCATCAGGATAGTTATTTATATTCGCATCACTATTTATATACTCTAAGAAGGTCGGAGTTCTGTCATTCTCTTGCTGTTGTAGGTATTGCTGTAGTCTCAAGCCAGCATCTGCAGCATAGTTTTGAGCCGCAATTTTAGCATTATTTCTCGCAGTCTCTTGGTCTTGAGCATATCTAGAAGTTTCAGCCTGTAAGTTCTGAGCCCAAGCCTCAATCTCTTGTTGCATATGGCGATACTCATCTTCATACATATCACCATAGATAGAACGCATAATCTGCCTCTCTTGAAGAAGTTGGTTATACAGGTTATTAGCATAATCCATTTGGGCTTGGTAGTTCTGCATAGTTTGAGCAACTTTAGCTTGCTCTTGCCCCATATTAGTTTTAGCCAAATCCTGAGCACTAGCCAAAGCAGTTTGGTATTGGCTCAAATCCCCAGCATTTTGTCTAGTCTGGTAGTCTAAAGTATTCTGGAACTTAGTCATCTGGTTGCCAAG